CTCCCGCAGCCTTGGCGTCGTCTGCCACGTGACGCGCCTCGTCGCGAGACATGAAACCGAACCCGAGGATCACGTCGTCAGAGACCACCATGAACCGGCGGCGGCCCGGCATCGGAGCGAACGAAGAATGATGTGCGTTCTCGCGCATCCGACCATTCTCTTCGAGCCCCGCCCTTGGCTCCATCAGCGCGCGTCGCAGCTGTTCTTCTTGCTCAGCCTGGCGCTGCGCTGCCGGCACGAGCGCCTGCTCCAACGCACGGTGCTGCTCCGGCGGCATCGGGTGCGCTGGAGCATGTGCCAGGAACTTCTCCTCGGCGTATACGAGAGCGAACTCGAAGTCCTCGTCAGAGGATTCACCCTTCGCGACGTGGCTGCTCACGGCGACATGGAAGCCGTCGCCCTCTGCCTGGAAGGTGATGTGCGCCGAGTGCGCCGTTAGGAACTCCGCGACGCGCTTACCGAAAGCACGATCTATACGCCGGAGCTTCGCGTGCGATCCAACAACTCCGTTCAACGACGCTTCGAGATCCTTGTCTCGTGCTTCGCTCCCGTCACTGGCCGTGACCACGAACCCCTCGGGCGACACGCCGATGTCGATCGTTGAGCCCGTCTCTGTGAGCCACTTCAGGATCCGGTTCTGGAACACCGGATCGATGTCGTAGAGCGTGACGGTGTCGTCGTCGGCTTCTTCGGTCGGCGGCATGTTCCGGGAAGGCTACCGGTTTCCAGGGGTGACAGGCAAGAACATGCACGGACCGGCAGGATTCCTATTGACTTACAGATCCTGAAAGCCGTCGTACTCGTTGAACTCGTTGTTCTTTTCCAGTGAGTCGAAGCGCGTGCACTCCTTGGTGAACGCGAGCTTGTGAGTCCCGGTCGGGCCGTTGCGCTGCTTACCGATAATGATCTCGGCCCAGCCTTCAAACGCCGGGTCCTCCACGTACATGCTCGGACGGTACACGAACAACACCGCGTCCGCGTCCTGCTCGATAGCGCCCGACTCACGCAGGTCACTCAGCTGCGGTCGCTTGTCGCTACCCTTCCGGCTCTCGCTCGATCGGTTCAGCTGCGACAGTGCGATGACAGCGACGTCCTCCCGCTTCGCCAGGAGTTTCAGCGAACGCGACACGAGAGCGACTTCCTGCTCTCGGTTCTGCCCCTTGCCTCGCTGCGCAGTCACCAGCTGCAGGTAATCAACAACCACAACCTTCAGGCCACGGCAAACGACGTTGCCGATTCGGTTGTTCGTGATGTCGCTCTTGAGCTTACGGACACGGGCAGCGATCTCGGAGATGGAGATGCCTCCGGTGTCGTCGATCCAAAGCGGGTACTTCTCCATCGTACCGACCGCGGTCGCGAGCGCAGGCCAGTGATTCTTGATCGCGTGCGGTTGTCGGAATGTGCTCAGCGGGATGCGTGTGTGCGCCGACAGCATACGGCTCACCAGCTGCGACTGTGGCATCTCCAGCGAGAAGACAGCAACGCCCTCATCTTGCTTGGCGACGTTCTCTGCGATCCCCATCGCGAACGCAGTCTTACCAGAACCCGGTCGGCCTGCGACGACATACAGATCGCCGGCGTGCAAACCGCTCATGGCTTCATCGAGCACCTTGATCTGGATCGGAGTGCCGGTGATGGTCGCTCCGCGTTGCGCCATCGCGTGCAGATCCTTGTACGCTGCGTCGAGCGCGTCTCGGAGCGGTACCAGGAACCTCGACTGCTGCTGATGCGCGATCTCGGTGAAGGACGTTTCAGCTTCTTCGAGCAACGCCTGCACGTCCGTGGTCGCTACGGCGCCCGTGCGGATCGTCGCAACGATCGTCTGCGCTCGCGCCATCGCCTGCCGCAGTCGCCACTTCTCACGAACGATGACTGCGTACTCGCTGACGTTCGCAACGTGCGGCACCGAGTCAATGATCTGGCCGAGGTACGGGGTGCCGCCCACCTGAGCGAGTCGCCCGTGACCATGCAACGTCTGCGCAACAGTCACAATATCGAACGGCTTACCAGTTTCTTGAAGTTCAACGATCGCCTCGAAGATGCGCTTGTTCGCGTCGGCGTAGAACATCTCTGGTCGCGAGATCTGGATGACGTCGTCGTAGCACTCAGGCTTGTTCATCATCGCCGACAAGATCGACGCCTCTGCGTCGAGGTCGCAGATCGGATTGTCGAGTGGTCGTATCGGAACTACTTCTGCCACCGCTTGTCCTCCCCATCGACAGCCACCGCCTGCGTGTCGCCAAGCAGTCGACTCGCGGCGCGCGGACCGATGGTAGTCGTCATCTCGTCTGGACCTTCGTTCGTTGTGATGATCGTCGGCAGCCCGTTGCTCCACCGCGCGTTCGAGATCAGGTTCATCTGCTCCTGAACCCATTCCGTAGTCCGATGAGCAAGAAGGTCATCGAGCACAAGCAGATCCGTTGTTGAGGCGTTCTCGATCAGTCGAGCGCCGTCCGGTTCCTCATGTGAGTACGAGCGCCTGATACGCTCAAGGAACTCCGGCACGTAAACGAACATCGCGGTGCGTATCCGGTAGCGCGCAAGCAGGTCAGCGACCACAGAGATTGCCAGGTGCGTCTTGCCGATACCGAAATTGCTCCCGGCGATGAGTAAGTTCTTCGTCGTCGTGCCTCGCTTGAACTCCTTCGCGTATTCCTCGCACTTCACCTTCGCGCGCTTCTGTTTCCCGTTCGATGGCTTGTACGTGTCGAAGCGGCTGCCGATGAGACGAGAGCCGATGCCGATGCTCGTGAGTTTCTTCCGCAGGATCTGTTCTGGCCAGCGTTTGCACCACTCCAGCCGCAGACCCTTCTCCCGGTCCCAGCACGGAGCCTTGCCTCGGTCGTGCTCGTACTCCGACGCGCACCCTCCGCCGTGGTCGGGGCATGTACTGCAAAGCACCAGACGTTTCTTCGCTTCTTCGACCCCAGTGTCGTTGACCGTCGCGGCGTACTCCTCGACCGTCACGTCGTCAGGGAACAGGTCTGCGAAGTCGTCGCCGTGCGTGTCAGCGACCCAAGCAAGTATCCCCTTGTCCCCGACGTGCGCTCGCATCACGCGCTCGCGTTCGACGCCCTCCGCCGTCGCGGCCTTGAGTATCTCGTTCACGATGCTGCCGACTTGTTTCATGCCTGCTGATCCTCTTCATCGTCGTCCCCGAATAGCCTGCGAGAGATCGGTCCGGTGAATCCCGCGCCGTTCTTCTCACGGGATGGCGTAGCAGCCACCGCCCCGTTCCCGTTAGCGGGTCTCTGTCTCGGTTTTGACTTCGCTGCGCTATCCAGAAACCCAGTGAGCCGATGGTCCCACCGCTGCGGCGAGGCATAGCCTCTCGGCTCCAGCTTGCGAAGCATCTCACCCAGGACGGCCTGGTACTCGGTCCGGCTGAGCCCGAGCGCTAGGGCATAGGCCTCATGCTCCGGCATCGGCGTGTACTCGGCTGCCGTGAGGTTCTTACCGAGCAGGTCTTGCGTCCGAATCGGTGGGACCGGTTGTCTGCTCCCCGACTCCTGAGTTTCTGATGCCCTAGCAGCAGCCGGCTCATCGCGCGCTCGCGCGTGAGAGGCTTCTGCTTGGGCTAAGAGAGTAGGCTTGGAGGATGTATCAGGCACGGTACGGCTAGGCACGGTACGGTACAGAGTGACGGTTTCGTCCGTTTTGCCATCACTAGCGACCGGTTTCGTGACAGTACCGACCGGTTTCGTGACAACTGAGGCAGAGGCCCCTTGGGGGGACATGTCACGAGATGCCTCACTTGTGTCACGTTCCGTGACAGCTGTCGTGTCACGAACCGTGACACCGTGCCGGGCCAGGTCGCGTCGTTTGGCTCTCGATTCCCGCTGTCGGTGCTTGTCCGACTGTGGTGACTCTTGTGCCTCCAGGAACTTCGAGACCACGATGGAACCGTCCTTCACGACGACGCACCCGCGGTCCAGAAGTCGCTGGAGCCCCACCGTCACATGCTCCAGCGGGATGTCGGTCACCGCCGAGATGGCCTCGATTGGCCCCTCATCCCCGAAGTCCATGACTCCGGCCCTGTCCACCTTCCTCAGTAGCTCGAACAGGACCATCCGACCCTCCCACTTGAGGAGCTTCATGGTCGGCGTGTCACGGGTGTAGACACGGATGTACCTCTCGTCACCCCAATCCATCAGCGGCACCTGTCCCGTGGAACTTGCTGTTCCGTCACGTGCTAGACCGCAGGCGTGGTTGTGAGCCCCAGATCCTTGGCGTACCGGCGCAGAGCGCGGCGCACGATGTCGCTCCTTGTGAGCTTTTCGAGGGCCGACAGCTGCTCCAAGAGCGCCCGGTCCTCTTTGTCCAGCTGTACGACCAGATGCTTCGGAATCGGGGTTTCGTCCTCGGTGCTGTCGTCGCTCATCGGACTTGTTTCGTTACAGGGCGGATATTAGCCTGTCAAGTATCAATCTGATCTGTTGTTGGTACCGTGACAACTTCGTGAGGGATTTCACCGGGAAGCCCTCCTCTTCTTCATCTTGCACATCGCTGGGTCGCCGTGGATGGTCCCCGTCACGAGGTTCCCCCCGAGGGGCTGACCAGCCTCGATGATGGTCTGACACCGGCAGCAGGGAAGGGCCCACTTCGAGGTGATGATGTTGCCGTACTTGCTCGGGTGCCCCCCGTCGTCGGCGTACCGCATCTGCGGCCACTTGCCGTTGCCAGCGAAGTCCGGTGCCGGGTCGCTCCGGTACGCCCCGGCACCGCGCTGCGGCTTGGGCTCACGTCGCAGATCGTAGCAGGAGTGCAGGTCCACCTGGGGCACCACGAAGCACGGCGGCCCCGCCGTCTCCTCCGTGTTCCAGTACATGCTCCTCTTCGCGTCGCGGCCAAGCAGCCAGCCGACGATCACGAACACCGGGGCGTCACGATCGATCACCAACACGAACACGCCGTCGTCAGGATCGTCCTCGTGCACATGCAGCCCATCCGTCGAGAAGTGCTCCACGCGCACATGCAGCCCGGAGACGGCGTGGCCTAACTTCTGCCACACCTTCCACTCGCTCACGTTCTTGAACTCGCCGCCCCACTCGCGGTTCATGGCGACGGCGACCGCCTGCTCGGCGCAAGCCGTCTGCACGTCGAGCGCCTCCGGCGACGCACCGTTCCCGCGCGCCGCGTGACGCTCTCGCCCGATACGGGTCGCTTGCGCGAGCCGCTCAACCGAGAGCGTCCCCTTCATGCGGCGGGTCACTACTCGATCACTTCACCGGTGCGCCGGTCGATGCTACTCACGGCGCGCTCATTCTCTTCCTCGGTTCGGTGCTGAGCAGCGGGCTGCGTCGCGACCGATGGGGTTTCCTGTGGAGCCGATCGCCGCCGTCGGCGCTGCGGAACTGCGGCAGCCGGTCGGCCCATTCCAGCCGCGTCCACCAGCTGATCGAGAGCGCTCTTCGTTGGCTCAGGAAACACGACAGGCATCTGGTGAATGAGCGCATGCAGCGCTTCGAGAGGCAGCGTCATCTCGCTCACGAGTGTCCTGTCTGGATCGAAGTGACGAAGGAGCGCTTCTCCATCCCCGGACCTGGAAAGCTCGAAGCGCTCCAGGCGCAAACCCGTTACTTGAGCAATCAACGAAACCTTGTACGTCATCGTCATCTCCCTTTTTACAGACCGCTCGGCGCGGCGCTCATCAACTCGCTGTAGTCAAACTTTTTTCCGAGCGCCTCGCTGATGGTCACGCTCTTCGTGTCGTCGAGCCGAAGCAGCGTCCCGTTGTAGATGAGAGCGTGCTTCGGAACCGCGACCTCTCCGCGCGCTACCGACTTGCCGAGATCGGTGATCTTGTAGAAGCCGGTGCGTGAAGAGCCATCGTCGCGCACCCCTTCTCTCTCTTCCAGCAGTCCCCACGCGACGAGCTTCGCCCAGTCCCCTCCTCGCGTCGTCGGACCGAGCTTGCAGACGCGGGACAAGTAGTCCGGGACATGAAAGTACTCTGACTCCCCTTCTGTCACCGGTCGCTTGTAGATCATCACCAGCGCGTACGCCATCGAGGACGTGATGGTGCGCGCGTACACTTTGGCGAACTGCGTGCAGCATGGGCAGCTAGCCCCATCCTGTACGTGCGCCGTCAACCACTGGCGGGCGTAGGAGAGCGTCACCGCATCGAGAGGTTCCCCGAACTGGGTTTGCTGGAACCCGTCCTTTCCGTCGCGGAAGGTGTCGAGTGGGGAAACAACCCCAGCCCATCTCATCACACGGGTCGCCAGCCAGAACTTTGTCCTGCGCCAGTACCCGTTGTTCGTCTTCAGGTTCGCTGATACCGTCGTCATGTCTGCTTCCTCCTTCGATGTCAGACACCGCGGGCCGCCCCATCCATGCTCGGGGCGGCCCGCACCTTTTCGAGTGCCCCCAAAGTGCGTCAGCGCTCGCTCTCCGTCAAGCGAAGGCCGGACAAAAATGCCCTACTTGACGAACGCTGCTAGCTGAGATAGCTGTGATAGCAGAGCATGCCGCCGGAGAGTGGGCGCCTGTCACGCCACAAGCTCACCGGCGGCATGTTCGCTGACCAGTAAAGGAACCCGACTGATGCAGCCCCCCGTCGCCGGCCCCGACCACTCGAAGGAAGACCTTCTTCTGCTCGCGCAGCGCATGGAGAAAGTGGCCGAGCAGGTCTACTGGATGTTCTTTCACGCCGAGATGGGCGCGAGGGTACATGCCTTCATCGAGTTCTGCGGCGTCCTGAACAAGTACGTCCAGATATGCCAGCGGTGCGCCGGGGAGGGTATCGACTTCACGCAGTTCAACACGCACACGGGGCAGGCGATGCCGGTCGAGATGCACGACATGGAGTACCTCGGCGAAAAGCTCCAGTGCATCTTCGGGCCGATCATCGACGCGAACCCCGAGGCAAAGGCGGCGCTGAAGAAGGCGCTGTTCGGGGAGGGGTCGTGACGTTGGACGACAAGCAGCTGGACGAGATGGAGCGACAGGAACACGCCCGCCGCACATCCAGCGAGTACACCTACCCGGACCATTACGGGTTCCTGAACGGTACGTGGTCGAAGCTGCTGGGGCAGGCGCGTGAGGCAAACCGCCTCCGTGTTCAGGTCGCAACGCTACGTGGGGCGCTACGCGGGGCGCGTGGCGAGATCACCCGTATGGCTACCGAAACGGCCGCGGGGTTCTCGTGCGACGTCATCGACGAGATCGACACGGCTATGACACCGGAGCAACCGGAGAACGAGCGATGACGCCTCCACGAAAACCGAAGCAGCGAGAACGCGCCACGCTTAATCGCCCCGACTTCGACGCGCTGCCAGCGTATGTGCCGGAGGACGCTCCGACACGCACGAGCGACGGCAAGCCGTGGGTGCGCTGGATGAACGCCGGCTCGTACTCGGGCTGGTACGCCGTCGGCTCCCGTAAACCGAATCTCGGCGACAAGGATTCGCCCTCGACGCGCAGGTTTTGGGATGCCGTCTTCACGGTCGCCTGTGCATGTGCCGGAGGCAACACGGACCAGGCGCACGCATGCGGCCGATCGATCCTCTCGCTGGGCGGTCTCGGCGTCACCGCGCGCTCCGGGTTTGCTCAGGCGCTCCTCCACTGCTGCCTTGTGACGGACCCAACGCGCTACGTCGAGATCATGGCGCCGGTGATTCACGCGACGGGCGTCTTCACAAAGGCGACGAGCAAGAGTCCGTCGGGCGCCGCCTTCGTGGACTCGTCCAGGCACATGCTGCTGACGGATGCAGAGCTACAGCGAGCCATCATGCTCGGCTCCGATTCCTCGAAGTGGACCGGTCCGCAAAAGGAACGCGCGAAGCTCTGGGTTTCCTGTTGCTCCGAGCTTCTGCGTGACGAGCGCATGGACAAGGCGCAACTGGCGTTCACCGAGGAGATCCTGCCGGCGCTCCTGACCGACTTGACGAAGGAAGCGCTCAAGTGGGGGCGCCACGGACCGCGCGACTTCTGGCAGTACACGCGGGAGCAGCAGGCGATCTGGGGTCTCGCGCTCGTGCTCGCGCTCGAAGACGAGCGTGCTACGGAGAAGCTCATGGTCGCTGCTCGTGACGTCGTGCACGTTGACAGGGCATATTCCGCAGAGGAGATGCTGAAGGTCGTGCCGACGGTCGTGGTGCGGGGCGACTTCGAGCCGGCGTTTCAGGAGCGCTGCGAGAAGGCACTCGCGGCGCTCACAGCGTTGATGGGAGTCGGGTGATGGCGCGGCTCCTCGGCGTCGGGGTGCGTAACGAGTACGGGCGCATGGTCTGGCACAGGCCGGGGCGTGTCCTGCAGCATGAGGTGCTACATGAACTCGTGGACACGGCGGGCTACCTGCACCGCGAGTGGCGTCCGGTACATCCGATGCGAGCGCCGCAGGCGGTCGCGGCGGCACGGCACGCGCAAGCAATCGCGCACCGTCGACAGGTCGGTCCAGTGATCCCGTACCATCTGAAGCCCTACCTTGCCGCCCTCGAACTCGTGGCCATGATGTCGCTCGCCACGCGAGCGCTTGAAGGAGACCTGTAGTGAACAAAGACAAGCACCAGGCAGCGATCGACGCGCTCTCCGAACTGATGCGGAGTGAACTCGACGGCGACATGCGCGGGAGGTTCGCGTGCGTGAACCGGCTAGCTGTGCTCGCGCAGAAGCTCCAGGTCGAGATGAACCCGCGCCCCGAGGACATGGACGAGCGCGAGCAGGATGCGTACGGCATAAACGTCATGGACCACGGCATCGTCAGGGGCGGCGGAGCTATGGGCGCAGCCATGTACGGTGGCGACCAGGCGCAGATGGCCCGCGAGATGCTCGCGATGATCGGCCCCGCGATGGGCGGCCTCCATAGCAACAACGAAGCGAAGAAGCGGGAGTCGATGGCTCGGGAACTGAACGAGCTACTCACGGCCAGGCGCATGCTGCAGATCGATCAGCAGCCAGACGCCGACGCTGTGGCAAAACTCACGAAACGGATCAACGCGCTCACGGATCTGGTGAGCCAGGAAGAAGAACAGGAGAATCCCCATGCACAAGCCCCAGAACTTCACGTGGTACCTGCCGTCGATGTACGGCGACATCAAGCTGGAGAAGATCACGGACAAGTCGACGCGCCTCACGCTCGTCGGGCTCTCCCCGACGGAGAAGGAGGCCGTGAAGGCGCTCTTCGCGCGGGCGGTGAAGCCGGGGGCCTTCAAGAAGGTGTGGACATCGGAGACGGCGCTGCGTGACGTCGATCTCGGTTCCCTGAAGGAGCAGATGCTCTCGCTCGACGCGCCGATCTCGCAGGTGCAGGACTTCCTGCAGAAGAAGCTGAAGCCGCACCGGAAGCAGGTGTCCGTGGTGCGCTTCGCAAGCGGGCGTCTCGAAGAGCTTTCCGAGGCGACGCTGCAGGTCATCGACGGCACCGCGGAGGATGTGCCTGGGACGGTCGTGGAGGCTCAGGCGGTGGAGCCGGTCGTGGAGAAGAAGGAGAAGCCGGCACCCAGGAAGGAGGACAAGCCCGCGGTGGCGGCGACGGTGGGGCAGCCGGCGCTCGGGTGCCCGGTACCGGAGTTCGACGAGGTCGAGATCCGGGCGACACGTGTCCTCAAAGCGTTCCTGACGCCGGAGCAGGTGGAGGACTTCGACCGGAGGCAGCAGTTCGTGGCCGTCGGCGCGGACACAGGCCACAGGTACCTGCTCACGTCGCGGCAGTCGCGGCACGCCTTCGAGCGGGCGAGCTTCCGATCGCTCTACGACATGGATGAGAGGCAGGCGCTCTGCGTACATGACTGGGAGGTCCCCGCGGCCGAGGAGCTTCTTGGGCTTTATCTGCATGTGTCCCTGCCGGGACTGGAGGGCTTCGTTCGGTCCATGCCGGACCGAGACGGGGTGCTGCACCGGTGAGCGACGAATCCGTCCCGCAGATGTTGCACAATGCCCTCGCGCTGCTCAATCGCGAGTTTCCAACCGCCAAGCTCGTCGAGGTCCGCTTGGAGTTCCGTAGCGGTGAGCGTCACGGCGAGAGGTACGGCCTCGCATCAAACTGGACCAACGAGCCGATCTGGACGCTACAGGTCAACAACGACCGCGAGTCCCACTCTGTGCTGAGTGAAGCGCTCGCCGTGCTTCGGGTAAAGCTCGCTCGCAAGGCGCAGGTGCCTGGGCTCGCCGATCGCGTCGCGACCATCCTTCGCGAGATCCCGGACGAGGGGTTCGAGAGGAATGACGTGCTCATGGCCGCGCAGGCGATGCTGGAGAAGGAGCGTCGGGGGCGATGACGGACACGAAGTTCACCGCCAAGCTAGTCAGCGAGGCGTTTGAGAACGGTCGGAAGGCGGCGTTCATCGCCGCTGTCGAGGAGTGCCAGGCGTACTCGAAGAGCACGCAGTCGGAGGAGGCCAAGGCCGTCGCGATGAACCTCGCGGTGAGGATCACGCAGAGGGCGAAGAAAGGAACATAGCCATGGGGATCTGGGGAACAGGACCGTTCGACAACGACGGCGCCGCCGAGACGGTCGCGAAGTTGATGGAGCCGTGTCGCAAGATCAGCGCGGCCACGAGCAACCGGGAGGCGCAGAACTATTACGCCGAGGCGCGTGTCGGCATCCAGGTGCGCCTGCTCGCGAATGAAACCGACATCCTCGGAGGCACATCCCTGCAGCTTGGTCTCGATGCGCTGCAACACATGCGGGCCGACAAGGCATGGATCTCCTTCTGGAAGGAGCCGAAGGGGATCGCGGCGGCGCTGGACAAGGAGATCGCAGCGGTGAAGCTGGCGATGAAACCGAAGAGCGCACGTCGCGTGACGAGAAAGAAGAGGGCGAAGTGACGCACAAGATCGGCAGCGTGGTCGTTATCTCGGACGAGCCGGACACGGCCTGCTCGCGCTGCGGGCACAAGAAGGAGTGCCGCGACGTGCTCGGCAACGGAACCAGGATCTGTTTCGGCTGCGCAACGTCGGCTGAGAAGGAAGCGTACGGACGTCGGATGTTCGGGTCGCCTTCCGCCGGCTTGCGCGAGACATCCGACCGTCTCTTCGATGGCCTGAATGAGAAGGAGAAGGAACTCGTCAAACGTAGGTTCGCCAAGAGGGAGGGGAAGTAGATGAGCAGCACAGGCAGAGGCAGCGAACGCGAACCCGAGGACCAGTACTTCACTCGCTACCCGCTCGCGCTCGCGATCTGCGAGAAGCTGAAGGCCGACGGCGTTATCACGAGCCCGTCGGTGATGATGGAGCCGAGCGCTGGGGCCGGCGCGTTCGTCAGCGCGATGGCGCAGACGTGGGAGCCACGCACGCTCTACGCGAATGACATGGACTGCACGCTGATGCTTCCAGAACACTGGGAGAGAGCGCGACTGCGCATCGAGGCCGCGCATCCTGGCAGGACGCTACCGGACGGGCGACTGATCGCGCTGGAGGGGGACTTCTCGGACTTGGAGACCTCGACCGTGCCGGGGATTCAGGCCGTGGTCGGCAACCCGCCGTACAAGCACGCCGAGGCACATATTCGCCACGCGATCTCGCTGCTAGCGCCCGGCGGCGCGGTGGCGTTCCTGCTCCCGGTGAACTTCCTCTCGGGCATCAAGCGCGTCGGTTCGCTCTACCAGCTGCACCCGCCCGAGTACGTGTACGTGCTCGACAAGCGACCGCAGTTCATGGAGGGCTACCGGATCAACAAGCACGGCAAGTGCGTGAAGAAGGGGACCGACTCGAACGAGTACGGCATGTTCGTGTGGCGCAAAGAGCGTCCCGAGTTTGAGCCAGTGATCCGGTGGCTTCAGTGGTCGAAGTACTTGTTGCGCTTCAAGAACAAGGTCGAGAGGATCGAGATCGTCGGAACGCAGGAAGTTGACGCAACCGACTCAGCTGGCTAGGTTCGGTCAACATGAAGACAGTCGTCATAGCTGCGTGGCTAGCTGCTGAGCTAGCGCATCTACCTGGCTCGCGCGCCCCCGGCGAGACGCGCCAGGAATATGTCGACCGCGCTGGTCAGATCGCCACAGCGCTGGCCGAGGAAGCGACTCCGTTCGCCAACGGCAGCGGCTGGACTTCGACCGAGCTTGCCGCGGCGGGCGCGGTGATCTGGTACAGCGAGACGCTGCTCGACAAGCGCATCCAGGCGGGTGAGCAGCACCCGGTATGGAACCAGGATCACGGGCTCGCGCGCTGCGGGATGCAGCTACACTCCTCGGGGATCGTGCCGCAGGACGTGTGGGCGCGACTCGTCGGACAGGGAGCGGATTCGACGCATCTGTGCGCGCAGTACGGGCTACGTGTCATCGTGGCCCAGGCGAGGCAGTGCGGGGTCTTCAGCGGGGTACGTGCCGACCGCAACCGTGTCGCGAAGACCTTCGCGAGCTACGCGAGCGGCGGCAAGTGCGTGCCTGGAGATCGCGACTGGAAGCGCGCCGACCTGTGGCTGAAGATGATGGCGAAGCGACCGGACCACGAGAAGAAGGTGCTCCCTGGATACCGTCGCGTGGGACCTGCGGAAGTGCCTCCGAGCGTGAAGAAGGAAGCGGACATCGTGGTAGCGAACCTTGGGCCCGGCGGCTACACTACCGGCGCGAAGTTTCCGATGGACAAGTGGATGCTCCTCGTCGAGAAGCATGCCGAGGGCAAAGTCGGCGTGTCGGTGTTCGTGAAGGAGAATATGTGATGTCACCAGAGAAGGTCGCGAAGAGGCACCCGCACTGCGGCGTGGAAGGACACGGACCGGCACACCGGTTCGAGACGGCGGACGCCTACGCTTGCCTGGCGTGCGACGTGTGGCTCGAAGAGAAGTGCGAAGAGCCGCAACTCTGCCCGTTCTGCCTGGGACGCGCGGCCACTCCCAGCGCTGCCTCGCCTGGGTGGCGGTCACCCCGGCCCTGACGCCTGATCCTGCCAGTCGGCCTATTCCGGCACATGTCGGAGCCCCATCGAAGGCTTGACTTCCAAGAACCGGCTCATCAGGGTAGACTGGCGCACATGTTTGGACACGCCGCCCAGAGCGTCTTCGAGAACGTGCCCCCGCAGTACAACCCGACGGCCCAACCCGCCGCTCCGGTACATGCTCCAGCTGGAATGGGAGCGAGCCCGGATGGGCTCGGCTCTCCGCAGCGCGGGACTGGTGAGTACTTCCAGCCGGCCGCTGGGATGGGGGCGTACGCGCATCCGGTGGGAGGTCTCGATGGCGAGATCACCTTCCTCGAACCATCGGACGCATCGACGCAGGCGGCGCTCCGCTCCGCCGGGCTCACCACTCTTGTTGCGGCAGTCTCCTTCGGAGGTGGCCTCGCGCTCGGTGGCGCCTGGGGAGGTATCTCTGGACTTGCCTTCTCCGGCGTCGCTTTCAACACGTACCGGGCTCAGAAGTGGTGGGGCTCACCCGACGCGAGCGAGAAGCACGAGGCCGTTGTTTCGACGGTGTTCGCTGCCATCGGCATCGCCGTTGGAGGCTTCACCGCCTACAAGGCGTACCAGGCGAAGGGTTCCAAGTGAGCGGAGAAGCAGCAGCGTCGTCTAGCGGCGCGACGATGGTGGACGCGCAGTTCACGAATGTGCGCGTGCTCAAGCCGTTCGAGGGTTTCGAGCGGGTGTACCAGGGGCAGCCGCTCTCCACTCCGATTGCGTTCCCCGGCGAGCGCGACCCGCGGGCTCAGCAAGGAAAACCAGGATTCGATCCGAACCTGATGATCGGCATCCCCGTACCGGAAGGTGCGCGCGTGGTCATCTGGTTTCCTGTGATCCCGCCTCCTCCTAGCAATCTGAACGCGCAGAAGGCCTACTCGTACAAGCTCATCTGGAGGTTCAAGAACCTCGGCGACTACCGCGATCCAGCAGCGAAACGGCGACGCGCCCCATTCCATTTTCCGAGACAGAGCCCCGGCGCCCCCGACACATCTTTCGGCGGCATACCGCTCCCGCGCACGACCATCCCGGCTGGGTGGCATGTGATCGCCTACGAACAGCCCGAGCCTGCGCAGAGCGCCGGCAACCTCGTGATCCGCGTCGAGAAGATCACGCCGAAGATTGACAGCCTCTTCGAGTACGCGCAGCCTTTGCTCTCGAACGGTGCCCAAGGCGTGCTGCAACAGGGCGTGGTCGATCCGGCATCACTCGGAGCCCTTGCCCCCGCGGCAAGGATGCCGCTCTTCCTGCCGTTCTGGACGGATGCCGAGGGCGACGAATTGATCATCCTGGTGAACCGTGAGACGCAGCCGCAGTCTCCGCCGAACACCTGGGACTTCGTGACACCGGACGAGGATTTCGAGTTCTCGAATATCTACGGCACCGGCAACGGAACGCACGAACCGTTCCGCGACGTCGGTATTTACCTGCAGACCGGCACCGCGCCGTAGTCAGTTTGACGCGAGCGGCACATGCCGCAAGGTTACGAACCGAAAGAGAAGGAGCGCAGCATGCAGCACAAGGGAGCAAGGCACGAGGGCGGGGACTACTTCGACGACATCGTGGAGCGCGAAGACGCGGGCGTCTTCGGCGGTCTCGGGGTCGAGGACTACGAGGGCGTGAAGGAGTCCATCAAGGACGATGGTATTCAAGTCCGCATGAACTGCCGCGTCTGCGGCAAGGAGCATGACGTCACGCTGGAGTGGAAGGAACTTTTCATCGTCGGCACGAACGGCCCCGGCGTGACGCTTGTCGCGCCCCCCGGCTGGACGTACAGCGACAACAACGGCAAGCTCTACCCGGCAAACATACCGTGCTCGAAGTGCCACAGTCCGCTCTGTCCGATGGTCACGCCAGACGAAGCGCGGCAGCGCGTCAACGACGCTGTCTCTCGCGGGGTAGTACAGGTCGGCGCGGTCCAGCAGTGGAGCCAGCAAGTGAACATGTACCGGCAGCAGCAAGGCGGCTGAGACGCATGCCGCGGCAGGCCCGGCGGAATGGTGAGATCGTGGCCTTCCGCGGCAAGGGTCAGTCTCCAGAGGTCTACCTGAACGGGAAGCTGGCAGCGTGCCGAACGGGTGCCCTCAACGCCGGAGCCGCGTTGCTCAGAGCGGAGAAAGAACTGGCAGAGGTCAAGAGAGAGGTCGAGCACATCTGGACGGGCTTGAATCTCAGGCTTGTCGCGGCCGAGCGGAACGGCGAGACCCAGTCAGTGAAGGTGCTGAAGCGCATCAAGGAGGAGATGCTGCTCGTGGACGCGCCCGTACTCAAGGAACTGGATCACGAAAAAGCCAGAGACTACGCGGTATTGTTCCACGGACTTGCCGAAGAACTGGACTGGTAGCACATGAGCGCGTGTCCCGAGATCCGCTCGTCTCTCAGCGTCGAGGAAGCCGAGGCCGTCCTGGAGCCGTACTTCCTCGCGGTACAGGAGGTCTTTGTCGGGAACGGGGCGACGAAGTGCAAGCGCGTGAAGCTGGAGATCGCCCCGTGGATCCACGACTCGCCGCGGCACTTCGCTGCGACCGAGGAGACGGGCAAGGCCATGGTGGTCTCACCTGAGTTTGCGGAGCTACCGGAGGAGACCGTGATCGCGATCCTGAGCCACGAGTTCGGGCACGCTGTCGACTTCCTGTACCCCGGCGAGTACCTGCTCGTGGACGACGGCGAGCTTGTGAGGATGCCTGCCGTGCCGCCAGGCAAGCTCGAACGGAAGGGCGAGCAGGCGCACCTAGCCAGATCACGTGCCTGGGAGAAGCGAGACAAGGACACCGTAGAGCGCACGGCTGACGCCATCGCCGAGAGGTTCACTGGACACCTCATCGGGTACTGCGGCCCGTGCGAGCTTCAGTGCTTCGACCGCGGACACAGACCACGGAGGCCTGGGCTACGATGAACCGCGAAGCAAAGATCGGGATCGCGCTCGTTGCGACGGGAGCCGCGGCGCTGCTGTTCTGGCCGAGGAAGTCCATCCGGGAACGTATCGTGGACGCCGCCAAGAGCGAACTCGGCGTGCAAGATCCTCAGAGGTACTGGCAGGAGGTGATCCCTGGCGCGGCAGGCGATACGTTCACTGGCCAGTGGTGTGGCGGATTCTCGCTCTGGGTGCTGCATCAGGCCGGTGTCGGGCAAGACGTTCCGTGGGAGATCGGGAAGGGCTTCCTGTACCTCCTGCCGCGGACGAGCGACCCGCAGCCGGGGGACATCGCGTACATGGACCAGCCATACCAGCATCACGCGGTCGTGGTCGAGTCGGACGGCACGAGCATCACGACGGTGGACGGGAACCAGCCGGGCAGCATGGTGAAGCTGCGAACGCGGCCCGTGTCGGCGTGGACGGCGTTCTACTCCGTGCAGCCATGGATCGACGCGGCATGATGTACGGCGCCACCAGCAACTACTCCACCAACAACACCGGTTGGGCGACCGCGTGGTCGATCGGAGAGCCCACACGTGTCGTCTACTACCGTCGCGACTACACGTACGGCAACGAACCGTCGCACGAGACGTTGCGCCGTCAACTCGACGAGTTCAAGCGTCTCACGGAAACGACGCTGGAGCGGAAGCGGCGGATCTCGCGCGAGCGAAACCGTCTCCACATCAGGAGCGCCAGGACGTTCGCGCCCCCGCCGCTCGTGGAAACGATGTTTGACAAGCCGACGTTCGTGAAGCGAGCGTGTGGTGGCCGATGGAGAGTGAGAACACCATGATTGCGACGGTAACAGGGGACTCGCGGTGCCAAGAAGAGATCGCGCCAGGAGATCGGTATCTTCTGTTGATCCCAGGGCTGCCGATCGAACGCCAGCCGGATGTGGTCCATACTGTCGCTGAGATCAGCGACGGGTTCGTGCGTTGGGAAGAAGGGGGCCGCAGCGGAGTCGGGGTCATCCGGGCTGGACACTGGAGACGACTGCCATGACGCCGATCTCCACTTCAGACGCGCCCCTCGTCGATGTTGCTGATCAACGGACCGAGCACTTCCCAGAGCGCCCCGTGGTCCGCAGTCGTCGCCGTGCGACCGAGCGTCTCCCACATCATCCACTGCGCCTTCGCGTAGGGCATGGGCCACTCCGGGTCCCAGTACTCCGTGTCCTTCAGCTTCTCTTCGAGAGCGATGTAGAGTTCGAGCGCATGCGGGCGCACGCCGCGCTCGCCGAGCTTGCCGCCGTAGGCGAGGTCCCGATCCTTCGTCCAGCGCATGAGTTTCTTCGTCTCGCGCTGTCGCCGTACCGACTCCTTGACGAAGTACGCGCGCTCCTTGCCTGGCTTGATCGCCTCCTCGTCGTACTCACCTTCTTCGAGCGGAGGGAAGGCTAGCTGCTCCTTCTCGTACTCACCGAAGAAGAGGCGCTGCATGCGCGTGTCCATGCAAGAGGCGTCGCGCCCGACGAGCATCATCGTGAAGCTCAACTTCGCGACCCCGAGCCCGCCTGGCACCCACTCCAGGGCGAGCTTATTGCGGAACCGTCGCGTAAAGTCCTTGCCGATGTCGGGTGACCGCATCTGCTCGACGACGTACGGCGCCCAATCGAAGATCTCCAGCACCGCAGGGATGTCGTCCCAGGAGTAGGAACCGGCAGGTCCGAACTGCGTGGTTTCCTCACGAAGCGCCACGGCACGTGTGCCGACGATACCTGGCATCTTCAGAAGCTCGGCTTCGGTCGGGCGCTGTCCACGCAGCAGCGCGTCCCTGATGATGGGACCGAACTGTCGGTAGAACTTCTCAGCCTCCTCGATGGGGCGCTGGATGCTGAAACGCGCAAAGATCGCCGCCAGCGTGACGGTACGCCAGTCGGGAGCGACGCCTCCACGCCAGTGCTTGATGATGTCCCAGGCGTGCGGGTATCCACTCGGAAACGCCGGCCCCTCGTAGAACTTCGGCTGGAGCATCGTCTTCTTCATGCGCAACATCTTGTTGGCGACCATGCGCTCTGGTGTGGGCATCAGATGCGTCGATGTCGGGCTGGCGATGAGGATGGGTGACACCCCCGGAAGCACTGAGCCCGTCTCGCTGCTGATCACGCCGAAGCAGTCGTCGGGGTGCACGAGCACAGTGCCGAAGATCGGATCGGCGACCGTGATGGAGTCCTCTCCGATGTGGCTCAAGAAACCGACGCTCCCGAAGCCCTCCGGGTGGATGTAGGGAGTGGCGTACATGCTCTAGTACCTCTCAGGACGGGACCACGTCCACGTAGCGGAAGCCATCATCTCGCTTCTCCGCGCGAGAGATCCTGCGCGGTCTCCGCCGCGAGAACCAGCGCGACAGCGTTCTTGAAGTCGATATTCTGCGCGCCCAACTGCATCATCAGTTCCTCCGGGGACATGAACTGAAGCGCGCCGGCGGCGTCCCAGACGAGGTGCGCCTCCTTGGTGGCCCCCGGATCGTTGCGACGGAATTGTGCTGCGATGCGCGTTGCTTCGGGACCAGAGAGCACCAGCTTTTGTGCCGCGAAGCTGCCAGTGACGACCTGTACGGCAGCCTGCAGAGCGATCTCGGACAGGAACATCGGCTCCAGCAAAGGAGCCTTCGTTGTGGCGACCTGGAAGGCATGCACCTCTCCACCGAAGGAGAAGTCGGTGTTCGCCGTCACGTGATCGTAGTCGTGAACGGCTCTCGCCATCCAGTTCACCTCTGGTGACCAGAGAGGCGTGTCGGAGAAGCCCGTGTAGACGTACATGCGCTTGTTCGCGAGCACGTCCTGGACAAGCTGCTCGTGGCCCGCATAAGGGTCGCGCTCCGTGAACTCGATGTGGATCTTCTTCTGGAGCTTCCGAAACTCACGCTGGACACGATCGGCGTACGCCTTTGCCATGTCCTGCCCCGCCCGCGAGCCCGAGGCGTCCATTCCCTTCAGGTAGGCCTCGGAAAGAACCTTCAGTTCGTCTTGAGTTATCCCAGGCATGTATCCTCACCAGCGGTTCATGGCACGGCGACGCGCCTCACAGGGCGTGCAGTTCGGATCGATGCCGACGGCTCTGGCGACCGGTTTCGCGATGGCGGCGAAGGCGTCGCCGAGACGGAGGGAGCCTTGAGGCGCCTGGTGGACCCGGTGGGCCTGAGCGAAGGCGGTTGCTGCCCCGGCTGACTGGTTCGTTCCCCCTCCTCCGCAGACCTCACAGTACAGATCGAAGGCGCCCCCTCCTTTGGCCCCGACCAGGACCCACTGAATGTCCGGCGAAAACCGTTGCATCCTGGGGCGCATGTTGCCGCAGCTTCCGCCCGTCGACAAGTCCTGGTAGCATCGCTCTCGATGAGCACCGCGCCGTACGTCCTCGGTGGTATCGCCACGATCGCGCTCGTGAAGGCGCTCTTCAGGCCACATCGGGCCGTTGTCCGTGAGGGAAGCGTTGCGGCATGTCCTGGAGCGAACTCACGCGGGATCTGCGACGCGAGCCTGGCTATCGACGCAGCTGAAGGGGCTGCGGTCTATGCCACAGCCGGCGGCAGAGTGGCCGCCATCGGGGATCGCTTCCTTCACCTGGCCACGCACGACGAGCCAGTCATCTTGATGTACGACGGAGTCGCGCCAGAGGTCCAAGAGGGGCAGTACGTCGGCCGCGGTCAGAGGATCGGGGCCGTGCTGCGCGGTCGGATGTACTTCAGCGTGACGCAGTTCACACCGAGCGGCTCGCTCGTGAAGGTCGACCCCTCCTCCTGGTTGGCGTCCCGCGGGCAGAAGATCGCGGCGACGTACACGGGGCCTGGGACGGCGTGGTGCGAGCAGGGACGTCACATCGAGGTGCCGGCGAGCGCTGGGACGGCGTGCAACTTGTACGAGCCGGAGCGCGG